TTCCAAGGAGCTAGTGGTGCAACTCACCCAGTTCTTGCAGAAGCAGTTACACAGTTTCAAGCACAGGCTTACAAAGAATTATTACCAGCCGATGGACCCGTAAGAACACAAGTCATAGGTGTAAAAAATCCTGGAACAGAACAACAATCAAATCGTGTTAAGGATTTTATGAATTATTTAATTATGGATCAAATGAAAGAATATGAAGCAGAGTTTGATTCTATGTTATTTCATTTACCATTAGCAGGTTCAACATTTAAAAAAGTTTACTATGATGTAAATATGGGACGAGCTGTATCTAAGTTTGTTCCAGCAGATGAATTAATCGTTCCGTATACAGCTACCTCATTAGATGATGCGGAAGCGATTATTCATAAAGTAAAAATTTCAGAGAACGAATTAAGAAAACAACAAGTTAATGGTTTCTACAGAGATGTAGAGTTAGGCCCGCCAGGTACAGATTCAAATGATGAACTTGCAAAAAAAGAACGTGAGCTAGATGGCACAAAGAAAACAGGTAAGAACGAACCAGTGTATACTTTGTTAGAGTGTCACGTTAATTTAGATTTAGAAGGTTTCGAAGAAGTCGGAGCAGATGGAGAACCGACTGGAATAAAATTACCTTACCTCGTAACTGTTGAAGAAGGTAATAGGAAAGTTTTGTCTATAAGACGAAACTATGCGCCCGATGATCTAAAGAAACGTAAGATCCAATATTTTGTCCACTTCAAATTTCTGCCAGGACTAGGATTTTATGGCTTTGGACTCATTCACATGATTGGCGGATTGAGCAGAACTGCAACTTCTGCTCTCCGTCAATTACTAGATGCGGGTACACTATCTAACTTACCTGCAGGATTTAAACAAAGAGGTGTAAGAGTTAGAGATGAAGCATCACCAATTCAACCAGGTGAGTTTAAAGATGTTGATGCACCAGGTGGTAATTTAAGAGATGCATTCTTTCCATTACCATACAAGGAACCTTCTCAAACATTATTAAATTTATTAGGTATCGTTGTTAACGCTGGTCAAAGATTCGCGGCTATTGCTGACATGCAAGTGGGCGATGGAAACCAAGGTGCTGCAGTTGGAACTACAATTGCATTATTAGAACGTGGTTCAAGAGTAATGTCTGCAATACATAAGAGATGTTATGCAGCGATGAAAAATGAATTTAAATTATTATCAAAAGTGGTTGCTCAATATTTACCACCAGAATATCCATACGATGTTGTAGGTGGACAAAGAAATATAAAACAAACAGATTTTGATGACAGAGTAGATGTAATTCCTGTAGCTGATCCTAATATTTTTTCAATGTCTCAAAGAATAACATTAGCTCAGACACAATTACAAATTGCAACATCGAATCCACAATTACATAATATGTATCAAATCTATAGAAACATGTACAATGCGATTGGTGTTAAAGATGTTGATGCAGTTCTACCACCACCAGCGCCAACAGCGCCGATGGACCCAAGTATGGAACACATTAATGCAATGGGAGGAAAATCTTTTCAAGCTTTTCCTGGTCAAGATCACAGAGCACACATCACAGCTCACTTAAACTTTATGTCAACTAACATGGTTAGAAATAATCCTATGATTATGGCTGCAATACAAAAAAATATTTTAGAACATATTAGTTTAATGGCACAAGAACAGGTACAATTAGAGTTTAGAGAGCAAATGCAACAGATGATGATGATGCAACAACAAGCGGCTATGAATCCTCAAGTACAAGCACAGCTTCAAGCATTAACAAATCAGGTTGAATCAAGAAAAGCTATCTTAATTGCAGAGATGACAGAAGAATATATGAAGGAAGAGAAAGAAATTACGTCACAATTTGACAATGACCCTCTTTTAAAACTAAAATCACGTGAAGTTGACTTGCGTGCGATGGAAAATGAGCGTAAAAAGAACGCTGATAAGGCTGATGAAGACCTTGCAAGAGCAAAATTAATGCAAGCGCAAGATTTAGCTGAAGATAAACTAGATCAGAATGAAGATTTAGCAAAATTACGAGCTGGAGTTAGTCTTGCAAAGTCAGGAATTGATCAAGCAGCTATTGTAATGGACGATAATTAATGTTAAGGAGATAATATTATGATAAACTATAAAAAATCAAAGCAAATAGACATTCCAGAACAGAATGTAGAGGTAGATCCAAGATCTAAGACTACAGCTGATGGTGCTTTCAACTATATTCCTACAGGAGACAAGGAAAAAGTTAGAGGAACTAAAAGAATGTTAGCTGAAAAGAAAAAAGAAGCTACTTGGTACTAAATCATGTGGTTATCGGCAATTAAATTAGCCGTTTCTGCTGGAAGTAAGATTTATGCTAACAAGCAGAGAACGAAAATGGCAATGTCAGATGCACAATTAATGCATGCTGAAAAGATGGCCCGAGGTGACGAAGCTTACCAGGGAAAATTGCTAGAAGCTAGACAATCAGATTGGAAAGACGAGGCAGTTTTGATAATTTTGTCGTTGCCCGTGTTGGTGCTCGCTTGGGCAGTCATATCGGACGACCCGACAGCGATGGACAAAGTAAAATTATTCTTCGATATGTTCTCGCAGCTCCCGTCATGGTTCACAAATTTATGGATCCTTGTCGTGGCGAGTATTTATGGTATAAAGGGTACACAAATTTTTAGAAACGGAGGAAAAAAATGAGTAGTAAATTCGTAGGTGCTAAAAAATTATTTTTTAGTGGTTTTTCAAAAGTATTTAAAGGTCCACAAGACCAAGGTAAAGTTGCAACTATTGGTGGAGTTAGACCAGCTAAAAATTTAAAACAAAAGTTTGATGCAAAACAAAAATTATTTAAAGGCGTAGATGAAAAAGGATCTAATTTATCAACCGTTCAAAAAGGTAAATTTAAAAAAGAAGGTTCTCAAAAAATAGATAGAATTTTTAAGAAATACGAAAAAAAAGCTGATGGTGGCAGAATCGGTAGAAGATTTGGTGGAGACACTATGAAAAAGAAAACAAATGTTGAAAAGATAAAAGAAACATTTTCACCAAAAGGTAAAAATTTAAAACCTGTAGATCCAAAAAAACAAAAAGGATTAGCAAAACTTCCAAGAAAAGTTAGAAACAATATGGGTTATATGAAAAGCGGGGGAAGAGCATAATGGCAAAATTGTGTCCAAAAGGTAAAGCCGCAGCGAAGCGAAAATTTAAAGTGTATCCATCAGCATACGCTAACATGTATGCATCTGGAGTATGTTCAGGTAAAATCAAACCAGGCGGAAGAAAAAAAGCTATGGGTGGTGGAATGATAGATATGACTAGAATGAAATATTTAACAGGAGGACAAGTATAATGGCCAACAGAACTAATCCTGACAATTTAACTGGTGAACAAATAAAAGAATTAGAAAAATTAAATCTTCTCAATAAAGGTATGAGAGATAAAGAAACTAATCTTCCAGTTGTATCAAGCAGAAAAATTGCTGGTCCAGTTAAGGGTGTTCTTAGTAATAGAGCTAAAGATGATAAAAAAGATATTTTACCCAAAAAACAAAAAGATAAACGACAATTTTTTTCTATAAAAGATAAACCAAAACCACCAGAAATGAAAAAAAGAAAACCTGGAGAACAAAAAGAAATGATACCTTTAGCTAAAGGTGGAAGAGCTATGTATAAATCTGGTGGAAGAGGCTGTAAGTTAGCCATGAAAGGCAAAGGAAGAGCTTACGGAAAGAATTCGTAGTGAGAGCTTACTACTCAAAGGGAGGACTACGTCAATGGGTAGCGGACAAATGGGTGGACATAGGAGCACCGAAGAAAGACGGAAAATATCAACCATGCGGGAGGAGCAAAGGATCGAAACGAAAGTATCCGAAATGCGTCCCACTTGCAAAAGCCACACGAATGACAAGCTCACAAAAGGCGAGTGCTGTCAAACGAAAACGAGCAGCAGGTAATCCGGGTGGTAAACCAACTAACGTAAAAACATTTGCATAATGAGAAGACAAGATAAAATGCCCGCAAGAAATAAAAAAAATTTCAGATCTACAAAGTCTGGAGCAGGTATGACACGAGCCGGTGTCGCTGCCTACAGAAGAGCAAATCCCGGTTCTAAATTAAAAACAGCGGTGACTGGAAAAGTCAAACCAGGATCTAAAGCTGCAAATCGACGTAAGTCGTACTGTGCAAGAAGCGCAGGCCAAATGAAGAAATTTCCAAAGGCTGCAAAAGATCCTAATTCAAGACTTAGACAGGCTCGCAGAAGATGGAAATGTTAAATGCAATTAGAAACAGTCGTAAACAAACTACTTAGATTTTTAAAAAGTAGAATAGATAATTTATCCATGTCAGTTACATCCGGTGGGGTTGACAGTATGGAAAATTATAAGTATATAATAGGACAAATAAACGCCTACGAGGCAACACTACAGGAAATCTCTAACCTGCTAGAAGAAAAGGAGCGAAATGGAAAAGGAACAGTCATCGATATTAACACCAAACAATGATCTTATTGGTGTAAAAAAATCAGAGAAAAAAGAAAAAGAACCAAAATTACCAAAGCCAACAGGCTGGAGACTTTTAGTTTTACCTTTCAAGATGAAAGAAAAAACTAAAGGTGGATTAGTATTAGCTGAAACTACACTAGAGAAACAACAAGTTGCTTCTCAAGTTGGTTTAGTTATGGCCATGGGATCTCAATGTTATAAGGATAAAGAGAGGTATCCGGAAGGTCCGTGGTGCAAGGAGAAAGATTGGATTATGTTTGCACGATATGCAGGTAGTCGAATCAAAATAGATGGTGGGGAAATGCGTCTGCTAAACGACGATGAAGTTTTAGCAACAATTGATAGTCCAGAGGACATCTTGCATGAGTTCTAAACATAGGAAGGAGTAACTATGCCAGAAGAAGATAAAAAAATGGTACCCATTGATACATCAGGACCTGATGCTACAATAGATATCGAAGAAGCAAAAGACGAAGCTGTAATTGAACAGCCGGAAGAAAACAAAGAACAAGGAACAGATAAATCATTTGAAAACGAACGAGAAACAAAGTTAGAAGAAAAAAAAGATGATGGTGAGTTAGAAGACTATAGTAAAGGTGTACAAGCTCGTATTGCGAAATTAACTCGTAAGATGAGAGAAGCAGAGAGAAGAGAACAAGCTGCTGTTGAGTATGCACAAGCTGTAGAACAAAAAAGACAAGTATTAGAAAAACGTTTTGAGAAGACGGATTCTGATTACATTAAAAAATTTGAGACAACTATATCGTCAGGTTTAGAGTCTGCACAAAAAGAATTAGCTGCAGCAATTGAATCTGGTAATGCAGAAGCTCAAGTTGCAGCCAATAAAAGAATTGCACAACTCGCATTTGAGAATGCAAAATTAGAAGCTGCAAAAGAGGGTAGACAAACAAAACAGGAAGAGAAGCCTGTACAACTCTCTCAAGCAAATAATGTAAACATTCCTCAAAGAGATGATCCGATTAATCCGGATCCAAGAGCTGAAGCATGGGCCTCAAAAAACTCATGGTTTGGATCTGATAGAGCAATGACTTACACTGCATTTGAGATACATAAGGATCTTACTGAAAAAGAAGGGTATGATCCTAGTTCTGACGAGTATTATGCTGAAGTTGACAAACGTATTAGAGTTGACTTTCCGCATAAATTTGGTAATACTAAAACAAATACGACAGCTCCCGTTCAGACGGTCGCTTCAGCACAAAGAAGCGTAAAGCCTGGTCGCAAAACTGTGAGACTCACATCATCACAGGTAGCAATAGCTAAAAAATTAGGTGTGCCACTCGAAGAATACGCAAAACAATTAAAAAACACGGAAGGAGCGTAACATGACAAAAGACGAAAAAAATACTTCTCGTGCGAGCCAAACACGGTCAAAATCTGAGAGACCTAAAGTGTGGGTTCCACCATCTTCTCTAGATGCACCCCCTGCGCCTGATGGATTCAGGTATAGATGGATTAGAGCTGAAGTCGTAGGATTTCAAGATACGAAAAACATAACTGGAAAATTAAGAGAAGGTTATGAATTAGTTCGTGCCGAAGAAGTCGAAAACGCAAGCGATTATCCAGTCCTCGATGAGGGCAAATACAAGGGAGTGATTGGGGTAGGCGGCCTTCTCCTTGCGAAGGTACCCGAAGAGATAGTTAAGCAACGAAACGACTACATGTTGAATAGACATCAAGAACGTAGCGATGCTGTAAACAACGATCTTATGAGGGAGCAGGATAAGAGGATGCCGATCAATGTTGAAAGGCAGTCTCGTGTAACCTTCGGTGGTACGAAAAAGTAATTTTTCAATCACTGAATTTATATAAACCGTACTGGAGGCCCTTCGGGGCAGGTACATAAGGAGAAACAACTATGGCAAATAGAAACACACAAGGTTTTGGTTTAGTTGCTGCAGGAACGCTTGGATCAACTCCAGCGACTTCTGGGCAAGGTAAATACAAAATCGATGCTGGTTATGGAACTACTATATACAATGGTGGTGCCGTTGCTTCTGCTGCTGGTTACATTGTCGAAGGTCAGGGAACTGACACTCCGATTCTTGGCGTATTGAATGGAATATTCTACAACGCGGCTACAACTTTAAAGCCGACGTTTGCGAATGCTTACATTGCAACAATCACGCCAGCTAACAGTGAAGACACGGATGCTTTTGTATTCGATAACCCTCAACAACAATACGTAGTAGCAACTGATGCTGCTGTAGCACAATCTGGTTTCCTAGAAACTTATGACATGAATACTACTGCTGGTAGCGATACCACTGGTAAGTCTTCAGCGACATTAGATATAGGTGACACAAGTGCAGATGCAGCTTCATGGAGACTTTTAAGATCTGCTGAAGATCCTGAAAATGAAGATATTACTGCAGCTTTCGCTTCAGTAGTAGTAGTTGCTAATCTAATTGAGCTACAATCGTAAAGCTAGAATAGGAGAACAAAAATGGCAATATCACGATCACAACTAGTTAAAGAACTAGAGCCAGGTTTGAACGCACTGTTC